TCGACCTGGACGCCGACGGGGTGCCCGACCTGGTTACCGCGCTTCATTACGATCCGGCGTTCGTCGACCCGCCCCCACCGCCGGGACCTCCGCCAGACCCGCTCGAGGAATTGCTCGGTTGCCCCGTGCTGGATGACGCCTGCGTGGATCCGACGTTCACCTGCACGGGCGAGGGCGATCGGCAGGAGTGCACGGTCGACTGGAGCGCGCTGGCGCTGTGCATCGATCAGGCGCCGCGCGAGGAGTGCTTCTTCAGCGCCGCCGATCGCGAGCCGATCTACGCGACGCGTCCGCCGTTCAACTACCAGGGCGACATGCCCTTCATCGACATCGAGCATCCGCCGCCGGACGGCGGGCACCCGGAGGGCGCGGAATTTCAGAAGTGAAATGGGCCTCGGCGGAATTTATCCGGGGCGGCGTCCCTCGCGGGTTCGCCTGGCGCTGCCCTGTCGGACGCCATGGAGACGCCCCAGGCGCCAGCCGCGTCACGTTCGGCAGGAGGGCGAAGATGTCTCCGTTTTCCAAGGTCTGCCGGAAGACCAGGTCCTGGATCCCGGCAAAGGGCTGTGTGCGGGCCAGGTCGCACTCCGGGGTGTCTGACCACAGCCGCTACTCCCGCTCGGTCTGCGCCTTCCAAGCGTCGGCCGCCTCCTCGGTAAGTTTAAGGACGTCCCGATCGATCTGGCTTTTCAATTTAAGGCCCGTGCCCACGACGTTCGTCACGACGGTATTGACCGCCCCGACTGCCAGCGGCTCGTTCCGAAGCAGGTCCCGGGATCGCTCTCGCAGGGTCGGCAGATCGGAGAGGATGACGGCGTCCGCATCGCCCTTCTGCGCGGGCCAGGAAAGCGTCTGCCGGCGCGTCGTGGATGCTCCGATGTACCCGCCGGCCACGGCCGCCGAGAACCGGGCCGCCACGCGCCGATTCGCCCGGGCGGGATCGAGATACCGGATCACCCGGTCGACCAGGTTCTCCTCGACGGATACGGACCTGCTGCCGATACGTGCCTCGTACTTCATGCCGGTGTGCCGCCGTAGACTTTGATGGACCGCTTCACGTTCGACTCTCCGGAAAGCTCCTGGCATTTCTTGTCCCAGAAGTCGATCTGCTGCTGAATCGCCCTTGCATCGGCGCGGGTAAGCGATCGGCCCCCGATGGTGTATGCCTGGCCGCCGGCAACAGCGGTCGATGCGGCAAGCCAGTTCGTAAGTTGCGCCTCCGCTTGAGCGAACGTGATCCCCGCCATCAGATTTGCCTCCCGATTCCCTTGCTTACAACCCGGCGCCCCCGGCCTCGCGCACTCAACTCTGCCGGAGCCGGGATGTTCTTCTCAATCTCCCGCGCCTGCGCATGGATCATCGCCGCGTATCGTTCCAGATCCGGATTGAGGGCGATCAAGGCCGCATAGCCGTACACGCGGCAGTCGAGTCCCTCGTTGCGTTCCCGGTTTTTCTTCCAGATGAACTTGACCTCGCCCTTCTCCCGGATCTTGATGAGCGACTCCGCCGTGAGCTGCTTGAAATATTCCTCGTCCGCAGACATCGAGAAGTGCATGAACCCGGGGCCCGGGGCCTCGAGCTTGAGGCGCGACAGGATCGTCCGCTTGATGGCGTCCGTCCCGATGATCCGAAGGGGGACGTTCCCGGCATTGTTCCGGTTCGGCCGGCCAACCGCCGGGATCCCCGTCTTGCTTCCGCCCTTCAGCGCCCAGATGCGCCGCTCCTCGCGGGGCTTGCAGAATTCGTAGACTTTTGTCGTCGCGTGGCCGCCGGAGTCGATCCCCGCCGCCATGATGACGAGCGTCACGCCCAGCTCGTGCGGATATCGCCTCGACAGGAGGATATCCAAGTCCTGCCAGGGGCGAAGGTCGGTTTCCGTCCGCCCCGGGATGACGGCGTATTCGATCTGCCACGACTCCTCGCCGGGCGCCCACCCGATCACCTCGGCCTCGATCCGGTCGTCCTGGATGTCCACGCCGACGGTGATGGCGCAGACCCGCTCGGGAACCAGCGGCCCGTATACCTCACGGCGGGCCAGGAGGCCGCTCTCGTCCACCGTCGTGGTGTCCTCCTTCCACGTCTCCCCAAGCGCGGCGTTGACGAACACCCGAAGCTGTTCCGGGCTTTTCGACCGGACGGCCTTGACGAACCGATGCGCAAGCTTCTCCCAGGTCGCCCAGGGGGAATACAACGCCGAGATATGGAATCCGGCGATTCCCTTCACCCATGGTCGGGAAGCAACCCACTTCCCGCGGGACACCATCCGGTACTTCTCGTGGTGCTCTATCGTCCCCTTGCAGTAGCCGCACTCGTAGTGGACGCCCACCGGGTTGCCGCGTTCGTCCTTCGACCACTTGACCTGCGGCCAGATCAGGCGCTGACGCTTCCCGCATCCCCGGCGCGGGCAGGGAACCTCGAAATACCGCTGGTCCGACTCATCCCACTCGTTCTCGATACGCGAGAGTTCGTGGACGTTCAGCGTCGAGCCCTTGTAGGTCTTCGAGTTCCAGAACGTCTCGGTCCGGACCGTGCCGAGCTCGATCGCGTCCCCCTCCTCCTTGACGGACGGGGGGTACTTGTCCACCTCGTCGAACAGGACGATCCGGATCGGCCGGGAGGCAAGATCCGCGGGGCTGTTCGCCGTGGCCACGGCTAATATGCCGCCTTCGAAGACCTTCTCCTGGATCGTATTCGAGGAATCCTTCGCCCGCGGGTCCCCGACTTTCCCCCGCAGGACCGGCGTATCCCGGAGCATCGGGGCCAGCCGCGACTTGCTCCAGTTGCTGGCCATTTTCAAGTTCGGCTGCACGACCAGGATCGGCGACGGGTCCTGGTGGATGTGGTAGCCGATAATGTTGTTGATGACTTCCGTCGACCCGACCTGCGCCGACTTCATGAAGACGACGGTCGATACTTCTGGATCGGAGAAGGCATCCATGACGCCGCGCAGATATTCAGCCCGCGACGTGCTCCACTTGCCCGGCTCCGCGCTTGCCTCTGGCGACAGGACGCGATATTCGTCCGCCCACTGGCTCACCGTCAGGTCCGGCGGGGGCCGCAGCACCGTTGCCGCCGACCGGAGAACCCTCTCCATCACTCCGAATGATTCCGGAGAAATCAAAGGCGGAGAGTTCGTGGAGGGCCTCCTTTATCATCTTGCGCAGAATCTTCTCGCGCGCGGCGTCACCCGAGCAGCCCTTTAGCCGCGAGACGGCCTTCCGCGGGATGGCGTTGATGCGGGAGCCGAACGCCGCGAACGCCCGCTCGACGGACTTCTGCACAAGGGGCGCCGGGATCAGCTCGCCTCGGGCCTTCGCGTTCTCCATCGCTACCCTGTCCGCCTGCTCCCGCGTCAACCGCGCCCGTTCCGAGGCGACGTCGGAGGACACCTCTCCATCGCGGCCGATGGAGCGGTCCCGCAGGTAGCGGATATACCCACGCACCGCGGGAACCAGTTCATACCGCCCCTTCTCTGCCCGGGGGATAACTCCTTCGTTTGCAAGGTGTTGGACCCGTCGCGGGGTCAAGTCGAGAAGCTTGGAGATGACCGCTACGGGATAGGTTTGCGCTGCCATTTACGCCCTTCGCCGGATGATCAGTGAAGGCCATCCGCCGAGGCAGGGCCCGGACCCCACGACCTTCCACCCTTGGGCCTCATACTGTTTCCGGTCCTCGACCGGGATGTACTTAAACAGCCACGCGGTCGCCACGGGGAATCCGCTCCGCCTTCTTGCCCGTGAAGTTCTCCCACCGGGTGACGATTACGTCGCAGTAGGGAGGATCAAGCTCCATGAGGAAGCTCTTGCGTCCCGTCTGCTCGGCCCCGATCAGGGTCGACCCGCTGCCCCCGAACAGATCCAAGACGTTCTCGCCGGGCCTGGATGAGTACTGCATCGCCCGAACGGCGAGCTCCACCGGCTTCTCGGTCAGATGGATCATGCTCTGCGGGTTGACCTTCTTCACCGGCCAGACATCGGTGGCGTTGTTGGGCCCGATGTAGAGGTGCGCCGCGCCCTCACGCCAGCCATAGAAGCACCACTCGTGGTTTCCCATGAAGTCCTTGCGCGTTAAGACCGGGTGCTCCTTCACCCAGATGATCGACTGGGAGAAGTAGAGCTTGTTCTCCTTCAAGACCGGCGGATAGTTGCCGCAGTTGGCGTACCCGCCCCAGATGTAGAAACCCCGCCCGGGCTCCAGGACCCGGGAGATGTTGCCGAACCAGGCACGGAGCAGACGGCCGAACTCCTCGTCGGAGACAAAGTCGTTCATCAGCTGCCGGTCCTTGGGCCGCATCTTCTTGGTGGTGGGCTTATCCTTCCCCGGGTGGAGGGCGAGATCCAGGCTCTGGTGATGCGTCTTCGTAAACGAACTGTTCCCGGCAGCAATCGCGTTGTTGCTGCGAGGCTCGACCTTGACGTTGTACGGGGGGTCGGTGTTGACCAGGTGGATCGTCGCCCCACCCAACAGATAATCGAG